TTTTGTGTATATTTACGGCGAGGATTTAAAACCAATATACGTGTATCCAACCCCTGAAAATGTAAACAAGATTTTGTATCAAGACAAGGCAGATAATTGTTTTCAATATAAAGCAATAGAAACAGAATGCACTGCCGACGCAAAGGATTTATCTGTGCAGGCATAAAACGCATAATTTTCGAATGTTTTCTCATAGTATAGTATATGATGCATCTTGGTAAATTGGTACATACACAAACTGGAAAATATGTTTTATCTGTTATTTTAGGGCTTGGGCTCGCTTCTTTCTTTAGAACGGTGTGTAAAGGGAAAAATTGTATTGCCTTTAACGCGCCGCCAATTGAGGAGATTAAAGATAAAGTATTTAAGTACGATAATAAATGTTATAAATATGAGCCAACACAAACAAAGTGTAATAAATCCATGAGAATAATCTCGTTTTCGTAGAAGTACACGAAGTAATTGAATTGCGTAAATATAATTCATCCATCAATATTTATGTAATATATTATGTCCGGCACGACAAATATTTTTGAATTACCTGTAGATCCTGCCGGTGGTGGCGGTGGTGGAGGACCAGTGCAAAACATGTCATTAAATGCAAACGAAGTACGACCCGCGCAGCAACTACCGCCAAACTCACAACAACCATCAAATGCTTTAGACCAAAACACGATCAACCACATCGTGAGCGGTATTCAACAAGCAAGTAGTTCGGGTGCAACGCAATTACCATCACGCGATATGCCTACGTCTACCAATCACATCGCACAAGACGTCCAGGTTCAGGCAAATTATGTGCCTCCTCCCCCTCCGCATCATAGTGATTATATTCAACAATATGAAGAGAATAATGACATCGTAGACGAGTATTACGAAAAACAAAAACGCAACGCCTCTTTGGATAGTATGTACGATGAAGTACAAACGCCTTTATTACTTGCCGTATTGTTTTTCTTGTTCCAGTTGCCGTTTTTCAAGAAATATTTGTTTGCGTATATGCCGATGCTATTTTTGAATGATGGAAATTATAATATATACGGGTTTGTCTTTATGAGCGCCCTTTTTGCATTTGTTTATTATTTACTCGGTAAAATTATGACTAACATTAATAATATTAGAGCACAATAGGTCTAGGGATAAAATATATAATGGATACTATATATATTTTATATTGTATGTGGGTTGTGGGGTATGTGCGGGTATTTAGAGATGTACGTCCGGGTTATAATTGCCCAAATGACATAATCGATGAAATTCTGTTTGCCCTTGATGATTTGATTTATCGTCGCCTTCTTCTACCGCCAACATTGGGCTTATTAAGGCGCGTTTTCCACATTTTGTAATCGTCCAATCAGGATTATAATGGATCTTTTCCAATTGTTGAATGGCAAATTCAATAGTGTACTTGTTAAGCAATGTTTCTGCATGTTTGCGTGAAATCAAGTACATCTGACTCCCCCAAATATCATCTGGATATCCGTGATACGTATAATTGTCTGTCGCCTTTAACATTGGAAAATGGGGATTTCCGTGGAGTCCATATGGGTACAAATATCCCAACATTAATAAATCTAAGTCCATGGATTCAAAATCTTGTATAATTTTTGGTAGGTGCTCGTGTAAATGTTTGGATATGTGTATATCGTCTTCGCATACGATACAATACTTAGCTGATGTATTCTCGTAAAAATTGCGTATTGAATCTAGATGCTGTAGCATAATGGAGCTCGTACGTTTATAAAGTGGAGTATTTTGTAATCGCGGATCATTTTCATAAACAGGGTTTACAAAATGCAAATCTATTCCGATTTGGTTAAAACGCGATACCATTCGTTCCTTTCTAGCATCATCTTTAAAATTAATTACGTAAAAAACAACCATTATATATGTTATAATACAATATCTTTAATATATTCTAAAACCGCATAAAAAAATATTCTATATATAATAAAATGTTCATCAAGAATGTTGCGTTTGTTTTTGCGTTATTCGCCGCGGAGGTTTCCGCGGGGACGATTAGGGAGAGATTTCAGGACTGGGTTGACCGGTTCGCCATGGATTTTGAAAGCACAATGCACTATGAATCTACATTATCAAAGTGGGCTGAAAATGATAAATTCATTGAGGAAATGAATGGTAAAAATTTGACCTATACGCTCGGTCACAATCATTTTTCTGGTATGGATTCCGTCGACTTTAGCAAATATATTGGATTGTCGGGAGCTTTTCCGCGAAATGAATATACTAGTAATTTGAGAGGATCCGCGGATACTGATATTAAGGCCCCGTGCAACCTTCATAAAAAAATGTCGGAATATAAATGCTTAAAGGGATGTGTTGATGATTTTGCCGAGAGTGAAAAGATGGAATCTTTAAAGTGCATGTCTGATTGTGTTGAGCGTAGTAAGTCGTCTGCCGCGTCGAGCGTAGATTGGGTCTCCGCTGGTGCAGTCACGCCTGTAAAGGACCAGGGACAATGTGGTAGTTGCTGGAGCTTCTCTACCACTGGAGCTTTAGAAGGCGCGTACTACACTACTTATGGATCACTCCCGTCTTTTTCCGAACAGCAATTGGTTGACTGCGATAATCGTCAGCATGGTGGCAAGGACATGGGATGCAACGGCGGACTCATGGATAACGCGTTCACTTGGATTAAGAAGAATGGTGGTCTTTGCACGGAAGTCTCGTATCCTTATGTTTCTGGCACGACCAAGACTGCTGGCACCTGCCAATCTACTTGCTCTGCAGTTAAAAATAGTGCCGTTGTTAGCTACACGGATGTTCCGACAAAGTCTGATACTGCGATGATGCAAGCGCTAACTCTACAACCCGTATCCGTCGCGATTGAGGCGGATCAAAAGGCATTCCAGCTCTACAAGTCGGGTGTGTTTACCGGTGAATGTGGAACAAACCTCGACCATGGTGTGCTTGTTGTTGGATATGGGTCTATGTCTGGTGCTGATTATTACAGAATTAAAAACTCGTGGGGAACCACCTGGGGTGATGCAGGATACATCTATATTGGACGTGGATCTCAATTCAATGACGGACAAGGGCAATGTGGTGTCTTGTTGTCGGCTAGTTATCCTAGCTTGTAAACCGGATTTACGCCTTATTAAAATATAAATATATAAATTTTATGATTCATATATATTTAGAAATATCAAATCAGGATAATCCTCGCTAGCCCAATAAATAATTTGGGTTGCTTATATGTAGCAAATATAGTAGTAAAATCAAAAAAATGATAATCTGACAAAATGAAAAATTAATAAATTGGATTATATAGCAATTTTATGTAAAGTGTGTAAAATGAAAAATAATTTTTAATAATATGATTTTTATAATTATAATTTAAAAAAGTTTTTTCTAATACTATAATATAAAATGTCGACCTTGACGTTTACGTTTGATTTAACCGCAACGGGCACGCAAGTCGCTAACTTTACTTTTGGTGTAACCGGTTCAACGACTTGCACCTACCAGCTTAACTCAGATACTCCTGTAACTGGTGTAAATATGGCTACCTTTTCAAATATCTCGATGGTCGGCGGACAAGTTAACACTATTATTATATCTGCTGTTTCTGGTGTAGTCAATTCATTTCAAATGGCGGCGGGATTATCTTATTTAACTACCGTTGCTACTAGCGACACTACTGATTGGGGTCTAGGAGGAGGAGTGACTTCTTTTGCGAATGCATTTAAAGATTGTCCTAGATTAGTTACTGTCCCAAGTGATATTCCTACTACTGTAACTAATTTGTCAGGTATGTTCAATAATTGCGATTTGTTTAATTATAGTGGTATGAACACTTGGAACACTGGCAATGTGACTGATATGTCGAGTATGTTTGCACAGACCGACGGAGCCAACTCATTCAATCAGAATATCGGTGGATGGAATGTTCGTAAGGTGACTAATTTCTCATCTATGTTCTCTAATGCAACTGCATTTAATAATGGTGGTAGTTCTATGCCTTGGACTTCTGGAGGAGGTATAGGTGACGGAGTTACAGGTGTTGTTATTACTATGGCAAATATGTTTAACACTGCAAGTTCATTTAATGCAGATATTAGTGCATGGAGTACAAGCAAGGTGTTAACTATGACAGGTATGTTTGGAGGTGCCACAATATTTAATCGTGATATTAGTGCATGGAGTGTAGCTGGTGTGACTAGTTTTGATTTTATGTTTAGTTCAGCACCTGCATTTGCTGCACCTATTCAGTATTGGACTGTTGGCTCCGCCACTTATATTAATATGATTTTAAATGCAACTGCTTTCAATGCTACATATACTGGTTCTGCCAATTTTACCACTCCCAGTCTAACCGCTGCTTATTTCGGCGTAAGACGCCCCCCTGCGAACCCCTGCTTTATGAAGGGAACTCAAATCTTGTGCTTCCGTGGTGAAGAAGAAGTTTATCGCCCCGTTCAAGACTTGCGAAAGGGTGATTTGGTGAAGACCTACCGCAATGGCTATTTACCCATTCATATGATCGGCACGTCCTCTTTGTCTAATCCTGGCCACGATGTGCGAATGCCCAACCGATTGTATAAGTGCAGCAAGGAGTTGTATCCTGACTTGTTTGAAGATTTGTATATTACTGGTTGCCACTCCATCTTGGTGCCTGCTCTTACTAACGACCAGTGGGAGAACACCAAGACAATGTTGGGCAATGTATACATTACTGACAATCATTTCCGTTTGATGGCATGTGTTGATGAGAAGGCTCAGCCATTCAAGAGAGACGCCATGATTGATATCTATCACATTGCCCTTCAGAACGATGATTACTACATGAACTATGGTGTTTATGCCAATGGTTTGTTGGTAGAGACCTGCTCTAAGCGCTATTTGACTGAGTTGTCTAACATGAGAATCATTGGTGAGGATGAAGCTTGCTACGATACTCCTAAAGTGAATGTGTTCAGCGAACTTGGTGCTTTCGTCCAATCTTGTTAAACGCTACAAGACCAATTTAATACAAAATAAACTAAAAACAAAACAAAAATTAAAAACCAAAATAAAAACAAAAATATAACATAATATTTATCTCAAATATGATGTTATACAACTAAATACTTCTTATCAATCGCAGTGTTCTCTGCTACGCGACGGATTATCTTACCAAAGTCTCGCTTCTCTTCTGCTTGATCCACTGGGCCGATTGCTTCCATGTTGATTCTCAAGTACTGATCGTTTTTCCTGCTATTGTATTCCGTGCAACCTGGATTCGCCTTTTTCCAATCATCCACCCGCAATATGTTCTTGTGTGTAAGTTGCTTGATAATCTTTCTCAGCCTATCCAGATTTGCATTGTCGCGTTCCCATTTGTTGTCATCCTTGATATGGATGATTTCTCTCTTCACGTCGCTACAATGAATGGGACGCTTGGTTATATCCAAACTATTCAAGCGGTCAACAAATAGTTTAGACATGCCTTCGGCGAAGCCTATTTCACCCATCCTTTCCAATTCGGACATGCTCAATTCCAGCGATTTGATGAAGTCCTTCATATTCATCGCATCCTTGCACGTCTCGTTCAAGAAGAATTGGAGATTGAACGTCTTGTTGTGGCTATTTGTGTTGGTATTATTGATAGTATTGTTGATTTGACTATGTTTTGCGACCTCTAACAATTGTTTCTGCAAATCTATATTCTCCTCGTGCTTTTCATATAATTGCTTGTTTTGGTCCACAACAAGTTGCTTGAATTCTTGATTTTGCCTTATCAATTCCATAATTATATTTGTCGGAATAGTTGGTAATTGAATATCGTCTTGTGATGGAATATGTTCTTCAACTTGTGCGTTTTTACCTGTGCATTTTTGTTTATGGTTCCACAAGGATGATGCGTGCATATATTGCTTACCACAATCACATGTGTAGTTTGTATTGGAACTTTTTGGTTCCATTTCGTTCGTATTTGTTAGTATTAAATGTTTAGATGTCGTAATATGTCTATTATATTGGCTTAATCTACTTGTATTATAATCACAACATTCACATGAATAATTATTGGAACTTTTTTGGAACTTTATATTCGTCATTTCTTCGTATAATAGACGAAGATAAAAAGTTCCTAAAGAATCCGCGTCAAAAAATAAAAAAATTAGCATCACAAATATTTTTATTTTTTTTCGGGCATGAGACGCTAATTTTTCATTATGCTAACAAAACATCGAATTCTCAAAAGTATTTTAGGAAATCCAAAATTGGACATTCATAAATGTTCGATTTTGATTTCATGAAAAAGGATTTGGAGTAAAAAATCGTAAAAATGCAATGTGGGGTTTTAAATGACCCACATACAAAATATTCAACCTGGCGTATTATTACTGATAGATTGACTATTTTTTGCGAGTTCTATTATGGTCTTGTTTTGTTCAATAAGTAATTGTTTGAATTCTTGGTTTTGCTTAACCAACTCAAGTATAATATTCATTTGCATATTGTCATCAATGGGTAGGGGTGTTGCGTTCTTTTCGGTTGGAGTTGTTGTGTTTACTCTGCATTTTTGTTCATGATACCATAGGCTATTTCGCGCCTTATAGTTTTTTGAGCATTTTTTACACGTATACTGGGTTGCGGATTGTTCGGTATTTTTCTGTTCTAAATTATTCATATTTGTTCTATTTATGTGTTTTGCTGTCATATTATGTCGTATATACTCAGATGTCTTAAAGCATGTAAACTCGCAAGATTCGCAATGAAACTTTTGGAATGAATCTTGCATTATATTCGTTGCTAGTTTGTTATCATTATACATAGATACCATTTTGTGATGTTTATCAGTATTATTATGGATTTCTTGTGCTTTCCAATAAGAAAAATATATATTGCATGGTTCACAATATAATATGGGTTTTTCTTTTACGATTTTTGTAATTGGTTCTTTTGGTTTGGGTAATGGTTCAATACTATTCAATGTTGCACCAAGCATTTCAAAATACTCCTGTTCTTTTTTATGTGCTTCATAACTATCCTTGCAATTATGAAATGCAATAATTTCCATTTGCCAATTCTCCCACCCACCAGCGTTGCGAATAACGTTATATAGTTTACAATTATAATTTGTTGATTTTTCATTTTTACAGCTTTGTTTATGCCCATGCTTCCTTTGCACAAAATTAGTAGTAAGTCCTACATAAAGCTCTTTTATGGTAGTGTCTTTACAGAATATTTTATAAAATATAGTATTAGAATAATCAATATCAACCTTGGGCATTTATAATAATCTTATATTATATTTAAATTATAAAATACTTATAAGATTCCCCTAAAGATTCTGCGCCAAAAAATAGCGACACAAAATATTTCATTATGAACACAAATGAAAAATTTTCTGAAAAAGGTTTTTTTATTTT